AAAGAATTAGACAAAGAAGGTTTAGAAAGAAAAGAACAAAAAGAAAAAATTAATAAAAAAGAAAAACAAGAAAAGATAGTTCCTGAAGATCTTAAACATATTGAACTTTTAATATTAGAGTTTTGGAAAGGGAAAAAGGGTGCAAAAAGTATAGAAGCTTGGAAAAGACAGATTACAGAATATAGAAAGTTTATACAAAAATATGGCGATGAAGTTTTAAAAGAGCAATTAGATGCTGGTATTCTTGCAGGTACTTGGAGCGGTTGCACAATAAAAAACTATGAAGAACAACAACAGCGCAGAAACAGATTTAACAAAGAACCAGAAAAAGAAATTAAACACCCTGCCCAAAAGGTTGTACAGTTTGATGAAATGGGGAGAATAATTTAATGGAAAGTTTATTTGCTGGTAGTGCCAGAAGAACACTAAACAAAATGGTTAAAAACAAACTTATAAAACCAGAAGACTTAAATACACCGCCTGATGGTTGGTTTTTATCAATGGGTTATGAAAGAGAAACTGGTACTGGTAAATGGAAACGCATTATACGTACAAAGAATGGTTCAACTTCGACAATACCTGTACATAAAATACCAAAATATAGAAACTTATTAACTAATAAAATAACTTTTGATCCTGTGATTTATGAAAAACAATATTAAAGATGTTTTAATCCAAGATCCATTTGTAAAGTTTTATCCAGAACCGCATAAGTATTACGACCTTAAACGTAAGTGCTATGTTGCAAGATCTGTTAGTGATGTAATAAAGAAATCTGATTTTGTCAGTAAACAAATGGAAAAAGCTTCAATTAGGGGAACTTTGATACATGAGGCTGTGCAAATATGGTGTGAAACAGGGGATAAGACACTAGCACTAGCGTACGCAAAAGATTATGCACATTGGGTAGAACATCTTATAAATTACAGAATGTGGGAGACTTGGAAACCCATAGTAAATGAGCTAAGAATGATAGATAGAAAAAGAGATATTGCAGGGAGTTGTGATGTTATTTTGCAGCATAAAGTAACTGGTATGTTGTGTCTTGCAGATTATAAAACGCAAGAAAAATACACCAAAAAAAACCATAGTTTACAGATGGGCGGTTATGTAAGCTTGCTATATCAAAACTTTCCTTCTATTACTTTGTTTAGTTGCAGGGTTATTTATATAACACCAGATGGTATTAAAACACAAGAATATAACCCTGAAGAATGTATGTTTGATTATGAAGCGGCTAGAAAATTATATTTTAAAAATAACTAGAATGATAATAAGCTTGCATTTAAGAGGTGTTTACCCCATACTATGTAAAAGCTATTATTCTTTATTTTATAAAACTATGAGTTTTGAAGATGAATTAGAAGCAATAGACAGGGAGGAATGGCTGGCTAAATTTGATGATAAGCAAGTTATGAACGCTGCAAGAATGTACCTTGAATGGCTTTATCATTTGCCTGATGATTGGCAACCCAAAGAATACTCAGAATTTACATTTTAATTATGAACGCACAACCAGAACAATTATTAAGACAGTTAAAAGTATTGCAATTACAAAAAAAGGAATTAGAAATGCAAATAACAGAAAAGAAAATGGTATTAGAAAAATATTATTTAGAAGGTATTATCATGAGTAGTTTTAGTATTGATGGTGTAAAAGTTACAAGAAAAAGGAAACCTGAGAAGTGGGAATATAGTAATACTACAAATCAATTTAGAAAAGATATGATAAATGCTATAGAAGATAAAGAACAACAGGAAAGAGAAGAAGGAATTGCTGTTAAATTAGAAACTGGTTATACATGGGCAATGAGATGAAATATATTTTTTATGGTGATATGGAAGTAAAATATGCTTATTTAGAAAAGCAAGCAAAAAATTATTCAAATGGAAGTGCAAGCCAATTTAGGACTTTAACAATTAAACAATTTGAAAAAGAATCTAAAAGACTACAAAAAGAACTAGAAAAAAGGAAAAACAAGAAATGAAAACAACTGAAAGAGTAGAACAAGCGTTTAAACGCATTAAAGAGTTACTTATTTTGGTTTCTGATTGGACTAAAAAACCAGAAAAAGAAGATTTACTAACTAAAGAATTTAAAGAAAAGAAATTAAAAATGATAGAAGATTTGTATAAACAATTAGGGGAATTAAATGATCGTTTTATGTTTACACATGATTCAGAATTTAAAACTAAGGAGTATGTAGTGCAATATGACGCATTAAAGAAAAAAATATACGATTTAGAGAAATGAACCCACAAAAAAACAAAGGAGATAGGGCAGAAAGAGAAGCCTGTATTTATCTAACAGCAGCCACAGGACATATTGTAGAAAGACGTTTTGGGGCAGGTCAGGATAAAGATAAAGGTGATTTAGTTGGTATTCCTAATACTGTTGTGCAGGTGTGCGACTATAAGAACAAAAGTGAAGCAGTACTAAGAAAGCCTAGAGAAGCAGAACAGCAAAGAATCAACGCTAATGCTAAACACGCAATTACTATGGTCAGGTTTAATAAAAGACCAGGATGCAAGGAAGGTGATAATTGGAGGGTTGTAATGACTATTGAACAGTATGCAAGATTAATAAAATGAAAATAAATTATATATACAATGAATCTTGTTTAAACACTTTAAATAGACACAAACAACCTTCACTTTTTTAATATATGAATTGTTATTGGTGTAATACAGAACTAATAGTTGGAGGTGATATAGATATTGATGAAAGTATGCAGCCTGATTTGTATGCAGAATATTCTGTAAGAACTAATCTATCTTGTCCTAAGTGTTTTGCAGAAGTGGAAGTACTAAAAAAAAGAAACGCATATGATTAATATGTAACTAATTTGTTGACAGGGGTATACCCTAGATATATACTTAATAATGTAAACACTACCGAGAGGTTATCCAATGTCAAACAAGACTACAAAAGGCAAAACTCCAAGAAGTTGGAAAGAAGCTGAGGCTCACCCTTCTATTGATGAAATAGTAGAAGAAACACATGATGACGAAATCAAATATTATATTTTGATTCAAGATCATGTATATAATCCTGGAACAGATGAAAAAGGCGGAGGATTCTTTGTTAGTTCTTTTAGAGAGTTACAACAATCTATAGACTGGTAAATAAAATTTAAATTTATCGCAGCCCTCTTTTATAGAGGGTTTTTCTTTTGTTACTATTTGTTAACAAACTCTTAACAGGGGTATACCCCTTGTATATACTAAGAATGTACCAAACAACCGAGAGGTTTTCCAAATGACTAAAAGAACTCTTACAGCTACTTTTCCAAACGGAGAGAAAGTAACAAGAACAACCCACAGAACATATACACACGTTGTAAAAGGTGTAGATAAGTGGGGTAACAGATATACAAAATGGTGCGGTAGATTTGATTTAGCTACAAAACAAGCAGCAAAATTAGAAACTTACATCATAGGGGAGGTAGCATAATGCAAAACTTTCTAATGATACTAGCCACTACAGGGTTGTTTTATACAGCCCTTTCATCAACTCTATATGACATGACAATTACAGATTGTAATGCAGGTATAGAACTAGCTTGTAAGGAGGTAAACAAATGAGAATAGAATGTTTTACCCCTAGAGAATGGTACAAAATAGCTGATACAATTTCACGTTATTGCCCTAGTGAGCCACTTGTAGAAAAACTTGTACAACAGATATATGAAAAAACAGATTTATTTTCTTACACACATGATTGGTTTTTAAAAAATAATTTTAATCCTATTTATTTTCCTGATAGAAAAACTATAGAAAAATGTGAAAATGGTTATGGTTTAACGAGAAGAATGACAGAATACAAATCTGATGAAGGCAAAGGAATTATTCAATTTAAAAAAGATTATCAAAAGTATATTTTAAATAAATATGTAATTACAGAAAAACAGGAGGTAAACAAGTAATGACTACATTTGTACCTATTACGCGTTTTTCTAGATGTAAACGCTATGCAGGGGCTTTAATACAATGCCCTAAGTGCAATAACATAGGCAGGGTTTATCATCTTTCATGGTCAGCATTAACTTGTCCTAACTGCAAAAAATCTGTAGATAAGTTTGAATGGCTAATAGAAAAAGGTAAGTATTCTAAATTAAAATAGTTATGTAGTCGGGAAGCCTGATAGTTAGTTTTGAGACTGCTAACTTGAAAGTTATACAAAACCTATGCCAAGATAGGAAAGACAGGGCAAGCGTTGGACTTGATCTATCTCCCGACTTAACCCCATAAGGGGTTTTTTATTGTTTAATTTAATTTAGGAAATAATTTTTGCTCTAATAGATCAACAGCCCTGTCGTCAAGATTATTTGAAGTTTGCTGACAAATTACACGTAAAAGATCAATGATTAATCTTTTTGCACCTGTTGTAGAAAGGAAGCGTAAAATTATAGGCTTTAGAATTTTGTACATAACTTTGTTTTGCTTTACAAACTTATTGTAAACGTTAAATTGAAATAGGTCATCTGAATTAGATCCCCATGCAGTGGTAGATGACCTTTTATCTTCTAGGCTTAATTTCTGCTACAGCTAACTCTACTTCTTTAAGCCTATGAAAAACCTCTTTCATATCATCGTGCATATTATCAATTTTATCTGTTAATAATTCTATAGCTGTTGTATTACGCACAAGATCATCCCTAGACTGCCTGCCTCTATAACTTAAAGATCCAACTGAGACAAAGCAAGCTGTAAGTAATGCTCCACCTACTGCTGCGGCTACCTCTACCATTATCTATTGTTTATGTCTATATTAATAATAACCCTAAATAAGTAACTATGGACGAACAAGAAGAAAAAGAAGGTACTGATTGGGGTGAACTTTTTGGTCATGCTGTCCGTTTTATGATTCTTGTCTGGTCGTTGGCAATGATGACTTTAGGATATATGGACAAAATCCGTAATGATGGGGCGTTCCTGGCTGGCTTGACCAGTGGGGTATTAGGTTCATACGGTATAAGCGTAAACAAAAAGAAACCCCTTAACGCTGCTAAAATGGTAGATAACAAAGATACTAATGTAGGCATCAAATGAAAAAATTATTAATTTTAGGGTTGTTTCTAATTAGTCCTGTATATGCAAATGGAGTTCCTTCTTGGACTACTGGCTCTAGCAATAGGACTGAAAATACTACACAAACAATTACCCGTTCAGTAGTGACAGAAAAATATGGTGCTGCTGTGTCTACTTGGGAGGCAACTAATATATCTGTAGCCGCTTCTGCTGGTATAGCTGGCGGTGATGCAGTATTTACAGTTAAAACAGATACAAACCCTTGGTCATTATCTATTACTACCAGGGCTGCTAATCAATTGACTGAAAAAATTACTCAGAATGATGCAATTACGACTACTAGCGTTATTACTTCTTTATCTGTGTTTAGTCAGTAAAGCAAAAGCAGAAGGAGATACAAACGTACAGGCACAACCAAATGCTGTAGGGAACTCATCAATAATTAATCAGAATATGAATATTAATAATGGTATGACAGGTAAACAACAATTTGGGAACTTAGTTTGTAGTCAGCCTACTATGGCCGTAACTCCTTTTTATACAGGCAATGATGCCCAGGGAGAAGAAACTTACAGCATTAATGAAGGTTGGGGTGTGCAAATGTCTTTTATGATCCCATTGGGAGATAATCAAACCTGTAACGAACTATCAAAAGTAAAGCTAGAGTTAGCCAAAGAAGAACTAAATAAGCAAGTGCATGATAAGCAATTAGTGAGAGTTTTAAAGTGTTCACAACTTCATGCTGCTGGTTATATGATTAATCCTAAATCTAAATTCGCATACATTTGCAATGATGTAATCAATATACGAACTTATGTTAAAGCTAATCCTGATCTTTTTTCTTCAGATTAGCAACTTCTTTTTTTAACACTTTAGTAAATATTTTCTTAAATATCTTTTTAATTTGAGTTACTACAGCTTGCATAGCTATTGACCCCGCCACAGTAACAGTAGATGCAACCCCTGCACTAATTACACTTGAGGCGATAACTTCTGGGGCTGGTATTGGAAATTCACCAAAAAACGGTACATTAAAAGTAGCTACAGTTTCTACATTTGAAGTATTTTCTAGGTTTTTTGGTAGGTTTTTTGGGATCTGCTCTTGGTTTATATTTGTTACTCCCTCGTCTTCTTCCTTATCTTCTGAAGAACTCGCTTCCTGACCTGCCTGAAGTCCCGACTCTACCTGCTCCAGGCTTGGAAGGAGTACAGGGTCTAGATATGGAATCTCTGCCACAGGTGGATAAAATATTGTATTAGGAGGATTGAGAATATAATCTGTATTTGGTAGGTTAGGATATATAATTTCATCCATTTATGTTAAGAGAAATTTTAATAAAGTTAGCAGCACCTCTTACGTTAATGACGCTGTTTCTTTTACTAGCTTTGATGCCTCTTTATCTGATGGCTGGTTTTTTTCGGGTGACTCTTGAGTCTCGAGGATCTGTTGTTTCAAAATCTTCATTGCACCGTTAATTTCATAAATAGCTATTGTTAGCTGTTCTTTTTGTTGTGCAAGATTTTGTAATTTTTCTTGTAAATTCATAATTTAATAGAGTTTTTTACCGTCAGTAATAGCTTTATCAATAGCAGTAAAATCTTCTGATGTCCAGATAGATGTTGTTTCATCGGTTTTTTTGTAGGCTTTAATAATTTCAAGATGCTCTACGTTACGCTTAATTTTGGTTTTAAAATCATTATCAGTTTCATTTGATGTTTGAACAGTACCGATAACAGTTACGCTATCACCAGCAGCAGAAAAGATTGCTGCGATTTCATCTGCGGTTCTTTCTTCCATAATTAAAAATACATTTGTTTACAGTTTACCCTGCTTCAAGGGCTGTGACTTTTGCTGATAATTCTTTAATTGCTTGAACCATAGCAGGGATAAGATTACCATATTTTGCCTCTAGTCTATCTGGATTATCTTCTAAAACTAAATCTAGATAGTTATAATCTTTTTGAGCCTCTTGAAGTTCTTGTGCCAAAAATCCTGCTCTTGTTGTACCATCTTTACCATTTCCATCTCTTGTCTGCCATTTGAATTTAACAGGTCTTAAAGAATTTAAGAATGACAATCCAGAGGGCAAGTCCACTACTTCCGTTTTATCTCTAGCGTCCGATAAACCAGAAATAGAAGTATCATTACAACGTAAACTATTTATTTGAGAGTTACCTAAAGTTACCGAGGTATTTGTTGTAGCACTTGCGGGTTCAGCGTTATAACCGAGACAGACGTTATTACTACCTGTTGTGATAGTATCTCCTGCCCCTGCACCCACAGCTACATTTTCTATTCCAGTTGTGTTTGCTTGTAAAGCATGATCACCTACAGCAGTGTTATTACCTCCACTAGTATTATTAGCTAAAGCTCCATAACCGCAACTAGTATTATTTGACCCAGTATTATCTTCCAGTGCATATGAACCAACTGCTGTATTTCTAGTTCCAGTTATGTTTGATGTTAGAGAATTAAGTCCCACAGCAATGTTATAATTTCCAGTTGTGTTTGCTAATAATGCTAAGTATCCAACGGCTGTATTAAAAGAAGCTGTTGTGTTTGAACCTAAAGCACTCTTACCCACTGCCGTATTTTGTGTTCCTGTGGTGTTATTACCTAAAGAGTAAGCACCAATCGCAGTATTGTAATCTGCTGTTGTATTTGCATCTAACGCCACAGTTCCAAAAGCCACATTTTGCGTTCCAGTTGTGTTTACTCTTAAAGCTCTAAATCCAAAAGCAGTATTGTTATCAGCGGTTGTGTTATCTTCTAATGCTTCATGTCCAAAAGCACAGTTTTGTGATCCAGTTGTATTATCTGATAAAGCTTCATAACCAAAAGCATTGTTTGAATTACCAGTAGTATTTGCATCTAAAGCAGCATAACCGAATGCGGAATTATTTGCTCCAGTTGTGTTTGCACCTAAAGCTACTCTTCCAAAGGCACAATTATTTGATGCGGTTGTGTTAGCATCTAAAGCACCCGATCCAACAGCAGTGTTATCTATTCCAGTTGTGTTTAAAAGTAATGCTGATCTACCAACAGCAGTGTTGTTACTAGCCGTAGTATTTGCATTTAAAGCACCAGTACCACAAGCAGTATTATCACTACCAGTTGTGTTGGCAACCATTGCACCTTCTCCAAAGGCAGAGTTAGTACCTCCAGTTGTATTATTAAGTAACGAATTATTACCAACAGCAGTATTGTTTCCGCCTGTTGTATTAGCACTTAGTGAACCATATCCAAATGCAGAATTATAACTAGCAGTGGTATTAGCATCTAAGGCTAAAGAACCTACAGCTACGTTCTGTGTTCCAGTTGTGTTTGATACCATCGCATTATGTCCAACCGCCACATTATTACTTGCTGTAGTATTAACAGCTAAAGCTGATCTTCCAATAGCGACATTATCTGCACCAGTTGTATTAGCTTCTAAAGATGCTCTTCCAACGGCTACATTATCGTTCGCTGTAGTATTTGACGTTAAAGCACTAACACCAATAGCTACATTTCCATCACCATCTGTATTAGCATCTAAAGCTCCAGAACCTATGGCTGTATTATTATCTCCAGTAGTAATAGCAGTTCCAGCATTATATCCAATTAATGTATTATCAACTGCGTCTGTACCTGAAAAACTATCTCCAGCGTTTGTACCAGCTACAGTGTTACCTTGTGCATCACTTGTTACACCACCTGCTGCTGCCCAGGATAAAGTACCAGAACCATCAGAAACTAATGCGTAACCATTAACAGAAGCGTCTGTGGCTGGTAAAGTCCATGTTATATCACTTGATATAGATGCAGGTGCTTGAAATGCAACAAAATTACTGCCATTTGCATCTGCTTCTACAAAACGTAAATCTTTTTGATTATCTAATAACAAATCACCTGTTAAAGTACCACCTGTTTTAGGTAATGCCGCATTAGCTGTTGTTTGTGCTGCGTCTGCTGCGTCTTTTGCAGTTTTTACAGCGTTTGGAGTGGCGGCTGTTGTTGTGGATGTACTAGATGCTGAATCTGTTAACTGAACCGCCCCTACTGCTGATGTAGTACCTGCTGTCATATATGCAGAACCTATGGCCGTTCCCTGCCAAACACCTGTTGCGATAGTGCCTAATGATGTTAATGAACTACTAACAACAGAAGAACCTAATGCAGTAGCGCTTAATATTTGTGTACCTGCAATTTTTAATACTTTTCCTGATGCAAAATCTAAATGCTCTGATAATGTCCATGAATCTGTAGAATCTACCCAGTTTATAGTTTTATCTGTTGCACCTTTTAATGTAATACCACCACCATCTGCTGTTGTATCACTAGGTGTTGATACTTTTCCGAGAGAAATGTTTTTATCTTTTACGTCAAGATTAGTAGTATTCACAGTTGTAGTAGTTCCGCTAACTGTTAAATCACCGCCTACTGTAAGATTTCCAGCTAATAATCTATTTGTATCTGGGATTGGTAAATAGTCTAATGATTGCCATGCTGTTGAACCATCACCAATTTTAAGCTTCTTAGTATCTGTTTCCCATCCAAATTCTCCATCTAACAAGGTAGGATTATTACTTGTCCAATTACTAGCCGTATCCCTTCTTTGCTTTTGTA